GTAGTAGTAGAACCATTACCATCAAAGGACTCTGTGGTTGATGTATCTTGAATTGGCATTTTCTGTTGCAGGTATATATTTTATTGTCAGAAAGTTCAAGTTTATTCTTGCAAAGTTTTCATGCGTTCTTTTTGTTTTGATAATTCTCTTTCTAGCTCTCTCTCCATTTGCTTAAATTGCTGTCGATCTATTGTCCCATTTTCGTAAGAATCAACAGCCTGTTTAGCAATTTTAGTCTCTAAAGAGATCAATTTTCTGATCTTGGTTTCATTTGTTGTGCCTTTACGAACTTCCCTAAGAATGGTAAGGGCATCATTAGCATCTTGGAACATTAACCGTGTTAGTCTTTCATCCGCAGTTTCTTCAACCTTTCGGTTTATTTTAGATGCTTTAGCAGCAAACTCTTGCCTTTTTTGATAAAACTTTGTCACACTTTTTGGTGAGTAAGGGTTTTGCCCCTTTGGGTGAAAAATAGCCCCCAAAACAGGGAACCGTGTTATGTGTGGATCACGTGTGTCTGATTCAACAGTGCCAAAGACTTCTAGTGCGTCAACACCTGCACGCCCAAAAAAGCTTTTAAAAGTGTGATCTACCCGTCTGGGTGACATGTCAAATGTTTTACCGAGCAACATTGCAACTTCAGTTGTCCGTGCCCCAAATTGTCGGTATCGTTGCCCATCAACGCCTAATACTTTTTCGCTTTCTGGTATTACTGGGCGACCAAAAAAGTCTTTTTTGCCCTCACTTTCCAGCATGTAGTTTATAATCACAGGGTGGTTGGGGACAGCTGAAGATACAAATTTTTTAGCCCACGCAGTAGCCTCGTTTGGGTTGCTTTCATTAAAAGAATCTAAAACGGCAACTGGTAGACCCATAAATAGCCCATCCAATTCAAATGCTTTGGGAATTTTTAACAGTTCATCTTCGCCCGACAAACTGAACTCTGCTGAAATAGGGATGTAAGAGTGTGTGTATTTTTCTTCTTGAGGCATTTCTTTCCACCACTCTTCATCTTTGTTTCTTAGCCATAATGCTATACCAATGGCTGACATCGTTAAACCACGTGCCATGAATGTGTTAAACAGGTATTGATGTGCTTTACCTTTACCTTCAAGAGAATTAGCGGCTTTTGAATATGAGCGAACGTGGGCACGAACGCCCTGCACTTGGGAGTTCCAGAAAGGCAACACTTGATTTATAGCTTTTCCAACTGAGCCACTTGCGGTAAAATCTGTAGTTACCTCCCGTGCAGCCAGTGCCAGTTTTTGGGCAATTTCAGGTGTAAGCTCATCTTTAGTGGGGTCAAAACCAATTTCTTTTGCAATTAGCTTTAACTCAGTGAGACGGGTTGCTTTTTCAGCATATTGGATGCTGTCACGAAGGTATGCACCAACATTGCCGGGGTGGAGTGTCCTTATAACTTTCTTAACCCCACTCGTAGTAAAAAGGTTTCTTACTGCCTTCCTGGTATAATTAGCATCTTGCCCCAAAGGTGACACCATTTCTAACCCTAAAGCATCATACAGCTTTGACCAATCGGATTGAATGTGTTTAGCAGAGACACCTTCAATCACACCTCCCGCCATGGTTGCTGACCAAGTGCCCATAATACGCAGAAAACCAGCTTCGGATTGTGTCTGCTGATAAAGTGTTCTTACATCCCGGAGTGGGTTTGTGACCATCTGGAACGTGGCATTGTAGCCAGTTGTGCCAACACGCCACAATTGGGTAGTCCCACTTGCGACTTTCATTAAAATATCGTTTGCGCGATACATGTCTAAACCTCCTAACGCTTCATAAGCATTACGGTCAACTTCATAAAACTCCCTTTTACCATTCCTGTAAATAGGGATTACGGGGTTTTCCAATTTGTTGGGGGGGTTGTATGCTTGCCCCCATAAAGTTACCATTGCGTCCGCTTGGTCACTATCAGCAACTAAATCTGCTAATTCTTTGGCAGCATCTGAAAACTCTTCATCAAGGGTTTGGGAAACTTGTCCTAGTAGGTCAACAACATTGCGGTTTGCCACAGGTATAGTAGTAGGATCAGCTTTAGTAATTATGGCACCAAACTTAATTGGTTGCCCAGTGGGGTCTTTTAGATCCTTTAAATCAAGAAGTGTTTCAATAATGTTGCGCTCATGTGCCCGTAATACAAGTTTCTCCGCATTGGAGACCATGGACTCAAAAGGATCTCTGATACGGCGACCTGACCCTTTAAGCCTTTTGACAAGGTTTGCACTTGTTGCTGATCCAGAAATAGAGCTATAGCGTTTTTGAAAACTCTCAAACTCACGCGCCAGCGGTATATATTGACCCGCATCAAGTTCACGAATGCTGGCTACTATTTCAGCATAGTCACCACTGGAATCAGCAGCATATTGTAAAACAGCATCATTCCAATCATACACCAAACCTGCGGCTCTTTCAAAACGTGGGTTGTCGAGTTCACTAAATACTTGTGCAGCATCCTCAACTGTAACACCCGCATTTATATTTTTTTTCTGGAGGGACAACGCTCTGCGTGCCCACAAGTATATAGTGAAATCCATTCGCTCACTATCTTTTATGTCTTTTAGTGCATACTTTAAGCTCGTTCTTTCTCCCTTAATGTTACCATTGAAATCAACCATGCCAGTTTCGACCATCTGCGCGGTGACGGCAGAATGCGTGTATCGCCGCCGTTTGGCAATCAGGTATGGGTTCATTGTATCAGGTAACACTTTACCCGTCATACCCTCTACCATCTTTGAAATTTTCTTCAGCGGTGTTAAACTTTCAACCATTTTGGTTACAGCTGATCCCTGTGCCTCTACCACAGCAGCCTTAGCTTTGTCAATCGGCGTTTTACTCTTGGCTACGTTGCCCCGCATACGGTTAATGCTGCCTTGCAAATCATACTCTTGCATTAACTTGGATGCCTCAGTAAAAGCTTTGTTGAACTCAGGGTTGGCATCAAGCACATGTTTTTTAAACCAAGCGTCAACATTGGGGGCAGAAAAAGTTTTATCGCCTTGCATTCGTAGGCGAATATACTCAGCAAAACCTTCAGAAAGTAATATATTTTGTTTTCTAAGGGCACCCCCCATGGTTCCTTCTCCATAGTAATTATCAGCAATAGAAGCTAATTCTGACTCCATTTTGTCAGAAACCAATTTATCATCCTTCCAGTTGGCATCTCCTAGTCGCACCCCTGGGTATAAAAACTGATCCTGAATTGCATGTGCCATTTCGTGTGCCGCAGTAGACACATTACCATGTTGGGCTACACGTAAAACACCCTCTACAAAATTATATGTTCCTGAAACACCTGCCCCCAACCTTTTGGCTCCAGCATACCGCACCCCAGAAAAAATCTTAAGTGTTTCAAGGCTTTTAATGAGTTTTTTAGTTATGTCTGGATGCCCTACGGGAGAAGTTACCTCAATTGCAGGTGAAAGGGTTTTCCCCCAATTTTCCAAAGGGGTGTTTTTATTTAGCTCACTTGACTCTGTTTGGTTATTAGGGCTATTAGTGGAATGCCTAATTTCTGAAAGTTCAGAAGCAGACTCAATAACACGCCCCTCTGTGGCTAAATCTTGCATTTCCTGCAACATGGGGGCAGAAAGATTCTGTGGGTTCAACTCTGGGTCTAGTTGCTGTGCAGCCTCTGCCGCTTCTTCAGCTGTCTTGGCTTTAATTGAACGCTCCTGATTAGATACTGTGAACTCTTTAGTCTCAGGATCATACGCAACCTGAACCTGAAGTTCAGACGGGTTTTGCACCCCATCAACTTTAAGCTCTTTTAGGTTTTCTAAATGCCTATCACTGTGTTCTTGAAGGTAGTCAGCAGCATCTCTGGGTGTCATTTTCTGAACTTCAGAAATGTCCTCTGCGTCTAAACCATATAATTCTAATAGTTCTGTATCTTTAAGAATGTTGGCAAAAGCTTTTTCATCCATGTAGTCAAAAGCTTTCCTGCCTATAGCTCCCCCAATTGCGAGGGGGGCTACAGCAAACATAGTGCGGGGAAATCTTTTTATTCCCTCCCACACTTCACTTTTCCACTCCAAATCCTTAATGTCTTCATTGATTTTACTATAAAACTCTAAGGATGTGCTATAACTTAAATCTTGCCCCGTTTCTTGCACAGCTTCCGTAGCCGTCCGTTTAAGAAGTTCAAGAGTGAATGATTTTGTTTGGGGGAGTTTTTTAGCAAGGGTGTTAAATTGTAGCCTGTTGAGACCTGAATAAAAAGCCGCACCAGTGATTAGTGCAGCATCTGCCTTTTCTATCTCTTCACGGCTTAGGTGTGGGTTTGCGCGTTGGTATTCGGAATAGTTTCTTTCATACTGGGCACCTGCTACCAAAAGGAAACCAGCAAAGCCTGTAGCCGCCGCGCCCATCTCTGGCAAGGAACGTGCTGTCCCATACACCCAATCATTCATAAACCAATTGTCGCTGCCAACCTTCGCAACATTTTCTTTCCAGTTGCGTAATTCTGAAGAGTAGTCATGGATGCGCTCTTGGTATTCGGCAAACTCAATTGCTGCTTGCCTATGCTCAGATTGACCTGTAATACGTTTATAATAGCGTCCAGGGGTACCTGTTTTTTTGTCCAAGGCACCTTTGCCTATTATCAGATCCATTAGCTCATCGGTCTCCGCATTTGTAGAACGGTCATATGGTGCGGCATATGCAATTGTGCCATCGGGTTCAAATATAACTGCCATGTCCTCCCCAGCCTTTAGAGACTTAGTTACAGACCTAGTATATTTTCTCATCATACCAGTTTTAAAACCAGCACCCAAGTCCACTAAGCCACGTGCAAAACTTTTGTGTATTTTATTCATTACCCCATCAACGTCTTGCCCGTGGGCTTCTGCTGTTAAAGCCATCATCTGGACAGCTTTGGGAAACTCTTTCCGGGGGAGTTTGGCAAAAGCATCAACAGCCTCTTCAACTGTCTGATATGGTTTGCTATCTTCACCTTCAAAAACTAAGGCAGTGCCCTCTGTTACTGAAATAGTGTTAAAGGCTTTTTTTACTAAGGGAGATACAAGCGAATGTTCCTTTTGGAAATTGCTATACATCGAATTATAGTTTTTACGCACCGTGGTGCGCTCATCATTTGTAAGATGGGGAAACTCTTTAGACATTGCCTTTTCAAACTCATCAGGACTACCAGTGATGCCCATAAACATGGTAGTTGCTGTTTTCCTAGCGTGGTCAACAATGTTTTGCCTACGGTCGTATTCATTTTTTGTTGCAAGACCCCAGCGTTTTAGTCCTTCGCCAGTAGGCTCATCCTCCCCGACATTGATGCGTGAACGTAGGTCTGCTTCTGCATAGCCAGAATTGATGGCTTCACTGGAGTAACCAAACTCTTTCAAGCTTTCTCTAAGCATCCAGGCGTTGCGTAGCTCAGTGTCATCATCCGATGTAGCAAGAGCTTTATAGTCATCATATGCCCCTCGCTCTTTTAAAATAGTGTCGAAAGAAGTTTTGCCAGCAGTCCAGAGGTTGGCAGTGCGGCGGGAAAGCTCCCTGTCTTTTAAACCTTTTTTGCGTGCTACAACATCAGATTCATAGCTAAACAGTTCTTCGCCCCGTTTGGCTTTATGGTCTGCATATGACTTTAGGTTTTTTAACAGCTTGTCGCGCTCAGGCTTAAAAATAGCCGGGTCATTCTGGGGCAGCATCTCCCCTTCTTTTAGTTTGTCTAGTATTGCAAGCCCATGCTCATCTGCTGTTATGGGGTCTACATCAGAACTAAACGGCGTTTCAATTGGATTAAAATTAGACACTATCTTTCTTGTTTTGGTAAAAGGGTGCTATTGGGGGTCACGCCCCGATCTACTGGCAAGCCTAAATATCCACGTGCTTCTTCAGCCTTTGATGGTTTACTTGGGAGATATGGTTTTTGTCTTTCAGCCATTACCTGGACTTTCACTTTTGCCTGTATCGAGTCAATAAATTTATTTAGTTTGACCACGAAATTTGCATCGTGTTTTGCTTCATGCGATAGACCATCTATGTATTGATCTACTTCTTTTTCAAGGGTTTTTTTAAATTCAAGTTCAAGCAATTCAGCTTCCTGCTTTGCCTGAATATACCCATCGTCGCCCTCAGAAACCCCCTTTTCTTTAAGGTCTTGGCTGGCTATAGATGCTGAACGAATGGCAACACTCTTATACCCCATAGCGAACATGTCTTTGTAAGCATTTGCTTTTTTCCGCGCTTCAGTTTCATTTCCAGAAGCTGAGAATTTTATAGGGTCATAGTTGTAAAGATATGTTTTTAGGTGTCCAGCGGGGCGTTTGCCAAAGGTGCCTACCTCCGTAGCTATCTCATCATATGCCTTTTTATATTGGTCAAAATCTATATTGCCTTGTTTAAAATCACTCAGAGCTTTAATTAGTTTATCTTTTAAGCCATAGCGGATTTTATTAGGGATAGGCTTTGTGCTTTCATAGTTCTTAATTACCAGATTTTTTCTTTTGTCAGAAATTTGTGGTGTGTCAGCAAGTTCTTTTTCAAGGCTCTCAAGGCTATCAATTTCATTAAGTTCGACCATTTCGTTTATTACTTGAACAGCTTCATTTTCTTGCTTTATTTTTTCCCTTTTAGTCTTTTGTTCCCAAGCTCGTTGCTCATGTGGGGAAAGGTTATAATGCTCTACTTTGCCCTCTTTAAGATACCCTATAAATTTATCTGGGTTGCCTAGCATACTACGGGTCAGCATATCATCTTTTTCACGGTCATAGAATTTTTTGATTAGGTCTTTGTATTCAAGGTCATCAACTATGTTTAGGGCTTTTGCTTCGTCTAAGATGTTACGGGCACTATCATAAAACCCATTGTCTAAATCATCTTGCATATCACGTAGGTAAGTCCCCTTGGCAATACGGCGATTCTCTTTAAATGCTCGCCCCGTTATATCAATGGTTGTTCTGCTTGAAAACTCTTTATAGTTCTCTTGCACAAATCGTTTGACTTCGGGAGCCATGTCGCCACTTAAAGCATTTGCCTCAATGCTTTTTAAACGCTCACCCCACTTTTGGGTGTGTTGTGATGGGTCAACAGCAGGGATACCATTATCTGGATCTCCTGCCATGTCGTTGTCAAACTGTGCCTTGGCTTCACGAAACTCGCGCAACTTTTGTCGTTTTTGGGACGCATTAGCTATCTCTTGAGCTTTAGCACCCTCTTTGGCAATAAAGTCTGCAACACCACCGAGGGAGCTAATAAGCTCTGTCGTTGCGCGTATGGACGAATTAAAAACACCCTGGGGTATCTGTGCCTCAGAGTCGCGTGGTGATACAAAAGTCCTTTGTGGGATACGTGCCATTATACTAAAACTGCTTTAGGGGGTTGCTTTTTATAAATTGAAAAAGGGTCATAGCCAGAACGGTCATAGTTATTACTGTATGCTCCAGCGGCTTTAGTCCCGGTCTTTATGACATTCCCTATTTGGGCGGTTCTAAAAGCTTTGTTTTGTATTTTAGCTGAGTATTTACTTAGTTTTATCTGTTGCCCATATTTGTTAATACTAGCCATGCTACGCGATGTGGCTTCATTTATGCTTTCATCCAGCCTAGATTCAATCTCACCAAAAACGGCAAGCTGTGTCCCAGAGTTTGCAAAACCAGAAGTCGCATTCTGGACACGCACTTTTGCTAAATGTCTTTTTTTCTCATCTAGTCGCCGCCTAGTGTTTTCACGTAGGGCGTTACGTTCATCCTCTTGTCTACGCGCAAGTGCGTTTTGGCGATTCTTAGCTTCAACCTTTGCTGATTGCTTTGCTTGATCAATACCATACGCGGATGCCATGCCTGACACAATTGGTGCTATTAGTGGTGCTGCTGCCATTTTATCGTGATGTTTTTCCTTTAGCCCTTATTGCTAATATCGTCATAGGCAAGGGCTGGGTTTGACGAATTGAGATGCTGGATTTGCGTAGGTGCGAACCATGGACGGTTACTTTGGCATCCTCTGAAACAAAAGACAAGGGTTTATCTTCAGTTATACGTGGTTGAGTCGAATCTATTTGCGACCAGTTTACGCCATCCTGGGAAACTTCACCGCCCAAGGTGTTGCGAAAACGGATAACAACCTCATTAAAAGCATTTTTAGACCCAATGCCTCCAAGGTCTATGGGCATAGGTCGTGTCACACTGGTGTATGGCAAACCAACTACTGCTTTTAAACCCTCACGGGGTAGCGTAACTTGCCCACCTGAGACAGTCAACTCCCCTTGTGGTTCACCATCAAGGAATGCCTCAACAGTTCTACCCTCCAAATGGGATAACCCTTCAACAGTATTAAATGCAAGATGGGCTGCGACTTCGTATTTCTTTATACAGCTATCAAGATGGACAAGGTTTTCAGCATCATTTGCCTCTTCCACTCTTAACATATCTGGGGATAGAAATTCAATTGTACGTGTTCCTGCACGGTTCACAACAATATATACGTCATCATCTTCTCCACCCCCTGGGCAAGTGGCAACAGATTCAATAATGCCATCAGTTACCCATCGTGCCCAACCAACTACGTTTTGGTTTCTTTCATATGTCAATACTGCCAACTCGCCGCCTGTGACAACATACAATGATGAGTCTGGGACTTCCCCAGCGGCTACTTGATCAACGCCATTTCTGGTAATGTGGCTCGCTAGTTGTGTTAAATCGACAGACAAGTAACCCCCATATTCTACAGATCCCCCAGTTAGCTCATGGATTTTTCTGCCTCTGCGTTGCAAGAATAGCACGTTATTGTCAACGGCAACTGCCGCAATGCCTTTTTGAGACCCACGTTTTACTTGCCTAGTGGCAACACTATTCTCCGGGGTCAGTGACCTGCCATCAGGGGATGTTATTGCCCACACCCCCGAACTGGTGCCCACCAGTAGGGACAAATGTGAAAGTGTCCAATACACTTCCTCATAATCAAAAGCTTCTGTCTCAAAAACCATCCCGGAATCTGCCTCTGTGCCTTTTGTAAAGTTGTATGGTTGTTCAGTTACCGATGTCCAAATAGTCTGTGGGCGCGTTTTTGACCCCCCAAACACAAGACGCTTTTGGTGAAATGTAGAGGAAAAAGGGTAGCCATTTTTGGGTGAGAATGCCTCTTCATACCACTCGCTGGTTGTGTTTGTTGAACCCAATAAAGCTTCAACAGTAGCATCTACAGAGGCGGCATGGTTTATACTAGTAATTTTTGCTACTCCCTCAACGTCAGTTGATTTAACCGTAAAAATAATTGAGCGGTTATAGCCTGTATATGCCTCCGTAACTAAAACTCTAAAATATGCACCATCGGGGGTATCCTCAGTTTCGGTCAAAATAAAATTCTTGTCTGCTGCGGAGGTCATTGTTTTTATGTTGACCCAATTTGCCCCGTTGTCATAAGACCTTTGTATGACTATCTGCCCTCTCCAGTCCCCTTTAGTTTCAAATTCCCAGTCCCCTTTTACAAATGTCGAGGGTATTATCACTATGCCAGGAGCGAAAAATGAAGGGTAGTCAGATGGATGATCTTTACCACTTATATAATCTGTGCTTTTGTCGTAGTCAGCTATACACCTCCAATGTGTTCTCCTGTATTGCTCTGTTTCATTAACGTAGGCACGGGTGTCATCACCACCCGATGTGTTTACGGCAGTAGAGTATGATTTCCCAGACGCATTGAATGTGTGTGGTCTATCAGATGAATCGTAGTTATCGGGGTCAGCAAGGTCAGGATTCCAGACAGCATACATGCTACTTACTTTTGCATCCTCTGGTTGTGGGTGAACAATTTTTAACCTTGTGCCCACCCATGAACTATCAAACATGTGTGCTGACGATGTTATAGATATGTTACCAGTGGTGGCAGAAGGTGTTAGAGATATACCATCTAGGAAAGGGTCAACCCAAACGCGCTTCTGCCATGGGAAGATTTCTATAGACCAATCCCACTGTCCCTGCGACCCACGGGTTATTGTATGAACTTCTACATCGGGGTGTGTTACAATAATACGGTCAGTTCTTTGGGAAAACTGTAAAGCAAACACTTGGTCTTCAGACCAAGGGGTGGTAAATTCAGCGGGGCTACCGCCATTTGTTATTAGCTCCCCATTACGGATTACCCGCATCTTGTAATCAGAAAATTCAAGGCAGTATCCTTGGTCATCACCTGATATAGAGCCAAAATGGAACCCTTGCAAACGTGATTTTTTACTCTGGTCATAGGGTGCATTAACATATTCAAACCCAGCACGCCTTTGTTGACCCCCCACACGCAAAATACGGACGTTCTCAGCCACTTCGCAGCCCATTTCGAACTTGGACAAGTCTGGGCGACCTGCCATCTCGTCGGACAACTCCCCAGCGTTAAGTGATACTTTAGTAACTTCAGGCATGTTAAGTCTGGAATATGTCGTTTGTTAAATCTTCTTTGTGAGCAGCAAGTAAAGGGGAACCTGCTTTACGTGTTGTTAAATCTGAGTTCTCATTAGAGTTATCTTGGACAGCATCATAGAACTGCGCATTGGGTAAATCTATGCGTTCATATATGTTTTTCTGTCTTTGTATCTCATTCGGGTCATCAGCAATAGAACCAGCTAAGTAGCTTGCCAACAGGCGGCTAACGCACGTTCTGAAATGTGGTGTCCATTCGTCGGGGTCGTTGACATTAGCAACATAAATCAGACCCAATTCTTTTTGGTCAGACCATACTTTGTCGCCAACAATTTTAAATTTGTCTACTTTGTAGTTGAATGCAGTAGGTTCCGTGTCTCCACTAGCTACTTCCCCTTGAACAAGAGTCATAAACCTTACCATGTCTACTGGTAAAACGTGGGAGTATGAAAAACCAAAAACAACTGGGCTACCTTCGCGGGTTAGCACAGAAGCTCTTTTGGCAAAAGTCCATCGGTGTGCGGCTAAAACCTCTTGCTTTGCTTGCTCATAAAACTCAGAACAAAACCGAACAAGGGCATCTGTGACTTGGGCATCTTCATCAAGTCGAGTAATTCGCCTATCACCGATGTGTGCTAAAGCCTGGTTACAAATGTCAATTGGGCTGGGCATATTATTTTTATATATTAAAAAGGCAGAGAAGGCAACCCCTCTCTGCCTTTAATGAGACACAACCAAGTGTCAATTACTCAGCAAAAGCGTAAGCGATGTTGAAGTAAAGCTTGCGACCAGCTGTTAAGGAACCACCGAGCTTTGCAATTAAAGCTTGGCGACTGGCGTTCTTGTAACTTGAAACAGTAGAGTTCAAAGTTTGAGAACCAGCAGTGTTAACACTGATCCCAGAAGCGATTGCATCGTCATCGTCGGCAAAACCGAGTTTGACAGTGTTTGACCCTGCTGCCACAGGGACAGTAACAGAGCAGTTTCCGGGGATGATAGTGGCACCAGCTGGGATAAAGCCCAGAAGGATGGTGTCGCCGCTAGATGTCCCAGAAGGGACTTCTACTTCACACTGGATATTAAGGCTTTTACCGCTAATTAAAGCAGCATCAGCAATGATTTTACCAGCATTTGACTGCGCGGTTTCTTGCGCGGTATATGTAATGGATTTAGTTTCAGCCATGATATTTAGTTAGTTAAATGTTAATGTGTGGGGTTATGGTAGCCCCGAAGGGCTACCTAAGTTGTTTAGACACTCTCATCGCAGAGGATGTAGGAGACACCTTTTTCTTCTTCACGGGTGGCACCACCTGTGAATTTGAATCGGATACGATCTCCACCAGTGTCATTGTCCTGCCATACGTTGGTGCTGGCACGCTTCCAATCACCGTAAGTAACCTTGGATTTGAGCCAAAGTGGGACGGTTTGGATGTTTCCAGCTTTACGGGCACTGAGAGCGGTAGTGATTAGGATCTTAATACCAAGGAAGTTTTCCAAGATACCAGTATCGTAAGCTTTACCACCTGCAAACTGACGGAAATCAGAGCTAGTCACAACAGTCTCTTTCCAGAGGTTGAGAAGGGACTTAGGTGAAGCAGCCATGCAAAGTGTATCAGGCTCATCTGATTCTGTGCCTTGACCATATGCGTCATTGTCCATGAAGATGCGTAGAGCTTCAAGAACCTTAGCAGAGGTAAGACCAGAATTGCTACCACCGAAGTTGGCTGCAACGAACTGGGTAAGATCAGCAGTTGTCATGGCTTCTTCAGCACCAGCACCGATAGTGGCAGTGTCGAGCATTCCAGCAAACATAATCTCTTCCATCTTGCGCATACCAGCTTCCATCAGGCGTTTAGCAGACTGAGGCATTGGGACACCTACACGATTAAGCTTCCACTCATCGTCTTCATCAAACTTAACCTTCTGGTTGAAGGAACGTGGAAAGATGAAACGGCGATAAGTAGGTAGTTCAACACCTGGCTTATTTTCGTGGCGAGCGGTTTTCTCTTCAAGTTCGAGATCACCGAATTGTTCAATGGTAGCATAGCGACCAGAGCAATCACCTTTGTAGGTGACATAATCTTTTAGCACATTGTGCTTTTTGGAAATACGAGCTTTCCATTGTTGCCCGTATGAAATTTGGGCGTGTTCATGTGGAGTCATTTTATATAGATAGTTAGGGTTAAAAAGAAGGTAGTCTTTTTTCCTCGCTTATCCTTTTTGCTGGCTGGGTCTTAGAAGATTTATCCAACTCGCTTCAAGGGTCGATTCAAGAAACTGAATTGTCTCTGATTGAAGATCCAGCAATGGTTTGCCTCCGCATCTTTGACGTGGGGGCATAATTCCACACAATGCAAAACAAGTCAACATAAAAAAACCACTTTCACCAGAAAAACTGGTGAAAGTGGATAAACAATGAAACAATAAACCCTTTCGGGAGATCACATTATACACTACTAGATTCAGAAATCAAGCGCGAATGTGTGTCATGTGCAATTTGATGTTTCGGGTGTGAGGAATCCATGAAGGGGTCATGCAATGGGTTGCTTGGGTTGGATACAATATCCTCTGCTTGTTGTAGCTTACTACCAGCTAGTATGTTGGCACCTGGGTCACTTAATGAAGCACCTTTCAAAGCACCTTCACTAATTTGGTTTTTGATATTAGCAAGAGCTAAAACCATGTTGGGGCTAGATGCAAGGTCATCTGCTGACAAGTTAAGACCTAAAACCTCACTAGCTGCTTTTGCATTGGCAACTGTGGTATCATAGTTTTGCTCACCAACTGCTTCTTTGATAGCAACAGTAGATTGTTGCACCCGGTTTTGGAATGCTGCGGCTTCAGTCTGAAACTCTTCCCCAGCTTGGGAAACCTGGAAAGCAATAAACTTATTTACTACTTCGGGAGCAATACCTTCATCAAGCCCATATTGAGCGGCTTTATCAAGTAGATCCTGTGGCACTTGCACACCTTCAGGAAGGTCTTCCCCGGATGGGGCTGATAAAGCAGAAGAATATTCTTCAATTGATTTGGGGATGTCTACACTTTGTGTGCCTTGTTGTGCTTCTTTTAGCTGTGTGGCAAGAGTTGCCTTCTCTTCATTGAGTGCCCGTATTGTTGCTGTGCCCTCTTGCTGTGATTTGAATACGCTAGGAAGATCCTTAAATGTAGCATCTTTTGCATATTCGCCTATACGTTCTTGGTAGCCTTCAGAAAAGTTCATGTTTTCGTCAAGTAAAGGTATTGAGCTTTGCCCTTCACCACCTCCACCACCTCCACCGTCTCCACCGTCTCCAGCTTCGTTTCGTATTACGCCTTGTTGTATGTATTTCCAGTTCATGGTATTTTTTATTCTTGGTTGTGTCTCACGTTAGTTATTAGGTTTCTACAAACGCCCGTGGTAGCGTTTATCGAAAATTTCTTTTGGCATGTTTTTACGTGCCCATTCAACATATTCAGGTGTCATATCACCGTAAGCACCCATAAGATGCTTGCCTTTTGAGTCATCAAAAACATCAGAAAATCTTTCTGCAACTCTGCTGGGGGCACCGAGTGCCACTGAACTGCTTTTTAATTTGCTTATTTCATCTTTAAGGCTGACATTTTCTATCTTTAAAGCATCATTTTCAGACTTTAGCAATTTAATTTTTTCTTTGTCAGTAGCTTTAGTCGGTGCAGGTTCAGCAACTGCCACAGGTTTTTTTGGTGGTGGTGATGCTTTATCAAGGTTATTTATGAGCCGTGCGACGTGTTTGCTATACCGTTTATGCTCAGGCTTAGTATATTTGACTTCTTCTTCAACTGGGTCAAAAGTAGCTACATGCGTATCATCACGGTAGATTTCGGTAACTGAGCCATTTTGTTTATGGGAATACATGGTTGTGCGGGTTATAGTTTGGTTAGCCAGCTTAGTATTTCTTTGTGCCCATCACGTCTGGCAGCCATGATTGCACAGTTTTGAGAAGGGTGTGCAGCAAGTTCTTCAACACGAAATGAAGGCTCATCAAACCCCCACGATTCTTTTAAAGCATCAACAGCATCAGCTTTGACTTCTGGAATGTCTGAGAAAAGCCCTTTGGCTTTTGTTCGTAGTGCGCGGTCGTGCGCTTTTGCTTGCTCTTCAGGAGTCATTATTGTGCCATTTGTTCAGATACCTGCTGTTGCATAGCTGGGGGTGCTTTTGTAGCTAGTTCGGCAGCTTGCATAACTTGTGCCTGTTGCTCTTGCTGCTGTTGGGCGGCAACTTTCTGGGCTAAAATTTCTGCTACATCTTCGGCGGGTCGTATGAATGGCTGAGACATACCAAAGGAGCGTGCCATTTCCCGCGCATGGATAGCTAAATCAAACTCATCTAAAAGGTCTGGGTTATACTGAGCCATTTGCTCAAGTCGAATCATAAACTGGTCATGCCCCTCTACTTGCTTCCGCTTGAGAACACGGGAAAGGTTTGTTTGATAGCTGGTTTGTGGGTCTGGGATTTCAAGCCCACCATTAGTTTCACGCAACAGTTGCCGTGGTGGTTCAGAGAATACACCTGCCCGGAGGCAAATACCAAACACGCGCTTGGATATAAGTGGACTCATATCAGACTCAAACCGTGCATTTACACCTACAAACAGCATTTCAGATTGATCACGGATTGCCCGGACTTCTTCAGCTGTCATTTCTTTTTCAACACGGGCAAGGTCTGCCCATAAACCGTGGTAGAAGAGTTTTCTGATTTGGTTTTGCTTGTCAGCAATTCTGTCTTTGCCAAGAGGGTAATCACCAGCAGACATCCACTCCCGGACACCGCCACCTGGTGTAGCAAGTGCCCCTGCACGGGTTAAAGTCTTCTGCCCTGGACGCATATCAATTTCCCCAACCATACCAGCTTCGGCTAATACCCGTGGGTTAATCTTAATGTCTAAGAGAATGTCTAGCTGTTCTTGCAGGTAGTTAGCCTGTGCCACAGCTGGCATAGCTTTACGAGCAGGGGAAACACCCCACTTAGACCCATCGGCACCAGATTGGAAACGGGAAACCATGCCATTGTGTTCATGCTGCCCCGTTTCTTCGATTAAATTTTCGTCTTGTTCGCAGATGTAACACTCTGCAAAAGGCATATTTTTGTTGTCAACCTTAGTGGGGTCATACTCTTCACGGGGTTTTACAATGTGCCAAACTTTAAACTTTTCAGTGTATCGTTTCTGTGGGTCGCTGAGAGCATTATTTACTTTGTTGCCAAAAGTGCCTTGTGGAAACTCTTTCTTCAGCTGGTCTGCTATGCCTTCAAACCAACGCCTGTGTGACCCTGCATGACCATCAAGGTCTTCATCAAATGTATATGTGCCAACGTGGGAGTGCTTAAAACGGAAAGGGGCATACTTGTTGCCTGTCTCATAGCACATCAGAAACCCTGTGCCTACTGTAGCTCGCTCTATGTTTACATCGTTGTTGGCAATCTGAAAATTAGACTGATTAAGCAGTTTCATTGCCCGAATAGAACAATCTGCATACCATTCAAGGACTTCTTCATCATCCTCAAACTCAAATGGTGGTGCCCATACTGCCCAATACTCCCCAGCAGGGGTAAGCTGTGCAGTCATCATGTTGGCAAGCCCTTCTGCACTCTCAATCACCGTGGTGTCATAGATCCTATCGTAGTGCTGAATAGGTGTAGGAGATGATTGCCGAGTGATATATGCATCACGTGGAACAGTCATTTCCTTGATTGTCTGCCACCATGAATCCATGGGGAGACGGTCTGACTCCTGTTGCTTACAAATCTGCAACTCTGTTTTTACATCAACTGGCACTAGCTTAATTTTTGATAATCACCTCCGGGAAGACTTTCTCCACTCATTGCAGAAGACTCATTGCGTTTAAATCTTTTGTAGAAACCACCACGTTTGCGCTTTTCAAGCTCTGCCTCGCGCTTGGCTTTATCATCAATAGACGTTGCCGTTGTAATTGGGTCGGGCTTAGGTGCCTCTTTTGGTTTACTCGCCATGGATTCGTTTTTTTACTTTGTTATATGAGTGAATTTTACTAGCTCCTTTACCATTTCTTTGCCACATTACGTTTGGTAAAACGTATGGTGCTTTATCAAAAAAATGATTTATTCTCCCTGAAGCATACATAATATGCCATGTATCGTGGTCATATGTCAACTCTGATTTTTCATAATCTGAAGATAAGTCAAGTAAAGCATTCAAATCATCAACAGGAATCTTTGAATTTACAGGGCGAGCCATCAGGAATGTGTCCTTGTCAGAATACAAAAGACCATGCCTCGCGGCTGCATCCATATGGTGCCAAATCCAATCTGTTATGTTATTGTTGGCATAAAATTCAAGCATGTCTCCAAATGCGCTTACCATCGTCGCCATCTCCCTCCCCCAGCTAAATTACTGCTCTGCCCTTTCTTCCCTTCACGGAAATTGTCATCAAACCCTTCTGACGCACGTGAAGCAACTCTGGAAATCATCCCCCTTTGCCATGCTTCGCAGAATGTCCTTATGGAATCACACCCGTGAGAATAGTCATCGTGAACAGGTTCCATGCTGACCATTACGCCATTTGCGTTCTGTGCCTGGTGGTAGTTGTCAAAGCACTCGCCCAATGTGGGAAACTTTTTGTCACCACGCTGGCATCGCTTCTTCATGGCATTTGTATCAAAATACAGATACGGGAAAGTGTCTTTCACATAGTTAATGCCTGTCCAAATGCTGGTTATCCGGGGGACAGTCTGCACTGAGTGGAATCCCATCTCATGGAACTTCTCCGCAAGTGTCTTTCCTGTCTCAAGGGACTTCCTGCCTCCATCATGCGGCAGCAATATGCGAATGTCTTGCACATTGTTGTCTGCCATCCATGCTTTAATCACTTCGCCATAGTGGGCGACACTCTCACGGTGGGAAACATAGTAGCCCACAACACGGATTTCTTTACCTACAACCTGAATAAATGAAAGCGGCATGGCATCATTACGCCCCAAATCGAAGCTTACAAACACTGGTAAACCTTTCTCAATCGGTATATTTGTTATGCGTCTCTCAGCCAAAGCGCGTGCCATCTCGACATCATAGATTACCCCCTCCATCGGGGACTTAAAGCACTCTTCAAGGGTAGATGGATACTCACCAAACCTGTTGTTCCGCAGTGCCCACGCTTCATCTTGATACCACCTTTTCTGCCCATCGGTGAATGTTTTGCCCAGCTTATCCTCAAGCTCTTCAAAATACTTGTGAACCTCGTTTGTTATGGTGAGCGTTGAATCTAATGAATAAACAGGGTCTGTGTGCCATGGGAAAAACATGTGTCTCCATGATCGCGGGTGCTTTTCCTCTTCTGGTGTGGTAAGTGATTGATCCATGTAGTCCCACAAATGTCCATTCTTCCCTCCTTTCCAGGTTGTCTCAACAATAATCTGCCCCTTACGCGCTGCCTGAATAGCACCAGTCTGGATTTCCTCAGATCGTTTGGGGTCTTCACATTGTATCCAACCCCACTCAGACACATGCAAAAAGTTGCAGTTACCACCACGATAGCCAGTAGCCGCATACAGGTGGCTGGCGGTGTCGAACTTACCATTCGCGCCTTTGACTTGGAAAGATAGCCGATCATCATTATTTTTAAGTGTTTTTATGTCTGAGGCAAGGAAATCTGGCAGGTGGTCGAGTGAAGTTTTTACTATGTTCTCAAGCTTTTTTGACGCATCTGCTTGGTTTCTGTCTACAATACCACCCTCAAATCCAGCATTCTGCATTGCCTGATCAAACATTAGCACGTCAATACCCGTAGACATCCCCCGTCTCCGCGCTTTCGGTATAATTATCTTTTTGTGCCCTTGGTTCAGCACAGCATCAAAAACTTCTTGCTGCTCTGGGTATGGTTTAAAATGGATCACTGCACCAGTGTCCTCTGACTTTATGTGATACAGGTTGTTCAACCTCCACATCGGGTCAGCTAAAAGTTTAGCCACTTGGTCTGCCTCTTTACGGGCACGCTTTTTTGTTGTGTTTGCCATGCTTGATTCTTTGTAAATGATTAAAAACAGTCTTCTTCACCGTCATCATCTACCGTTTCTACATCAATAACTGGTTGTGAACTGACATTTGCCCCTATCTGACGTAGCTGTGCAAGCGGGGAAACTGTGACAGTCCCACCGTGATCGACCTCTACCCGGTCTCCCCAGCTTTTGGGCTTCAATTT